CGCTGATTTACTACCCAGCGCAGCTTGCGCACCTTCGCCCGACCCACAGCCCGGATGTCGCCGTCGTCGGTCCGGATGAAACCGCCTGCGATCTGATGACACCTGATGATCTTCGTCATCGTCATTTTTGCCATCGATCGATGCTGTTCGATCCAAGTCACCGAGTCCTTCCACATCTCTCGGTAGATGTCAGCCTGCTCACCGAACATGCGGACGTACACCACATGCTGTCGCGCCCGGGTGATCCCGGCCATCTCCTTGGTGACGCGAATGGCAAACGGCTCAACCAGCTGGAGGAACTCGCGCATCCTGTCTTTACGGAATTTCGTCTTGGTGATGCTCTGGCCGGATGCTGTGTCGAACCTGTGAGTCTTGCAGAAGTAGTCGCTGAAGTCTGCCCACCGATCGCTGAGCACCTGTGGCTCAATCAATCGCATCTGAGCCCAGATGTCGATCGGCGACGCGTCCATGGGTGTGCCAGACAGCAGGAGTTTGCATTCGTTGTGTCTGAGCTTACTCGCCGCCCGGCTCGACGCGCTGGCACGTGCCTTGAGGCGCTGGGACTCATCGAATATGACGATGCCCCAGGCGCGACGTGCCAATGCCGCGACGATCGCGCTGACCGCCTCGTAGTGAAGGAGAAGGATACGCTTGCCCTTAATCTTCTTGAACTCGGGCCACGTCCGGCAGATCGTGTACTGTGGCAGGTACTCAGTCAGCTTGGTAGACCAGGTGCTTTCGATGTTGGTAAGCGGCACGACGAGCAGCACGTCGTCCGGCTCGAGTTGATCGAGTATCCCCAAGGTTACGTAGGTCTTGCCGGTCCGCTGTTCGAAGAACAAGCACAGACGGCGAACGGCCAAGAACCTCAAGACCGCGTCTTGCTGATAGGGCAAGAGCTGTTTCCACAATCGCGATTGCCTCGGCCGGGGAAGTGACGATTGCCGCGATGCCACCTCCGACATACTTAATGTCTTTGATGGTCTCCAGCTGGATTTGGCTCGGCGTCCCTTCCATTGGCCTCTTGACTTCCAATGCGAAGAAGAGCCCACGGACGCAGCCGATGAGATCGGGGATGCCCGCCTGCTGGAACGGACCGCCATGAACCTTGAACCACCACCCGCCGACAGCCTTCTCGAGTGCATCACGAATTCTCCGTTGGAGTCGACTCTCAGGCTTCTTCGCCATTGGCTTCACCTAGAAAAAGACCCCGCACGAAGGCGGGGCCAAGTTTACGACTGAGTGAAGCAGATGCCCTCAGTCGGCGGCGGCCAGGAGATCGGCGGCCTCGAGCGCATCGATCACGAGCGCGGCCTTCTTGCGAAGGGTGCGCGCCGCCGACAGATCGACATCGAGATCGTATTCGGTGATGAGCGCTTCGAGCTCCTCCTCCTGCATGTCCTGGACCTCGTCCTCGCCGATCGGATCGAGCTCCTTCTTCTTGCCGCGGGTGGCGCGACCACGTGCCGGCGGCGCTTCGGCCTCCTCCTTCTTGGCACGACGGGCCGCACGACGGGAAGCCGGCGTCGACTTCTCTTCCTCGGACTCTTCCTCCTTGGCGGCTCGGCCACCGCGGCGGGAACGGGGCGCCGGCTCATCCTCGACCGGCTCGTCCTTCTTGGCCCGACGACCGCGCGCCGGCGGCTCCTCGACCGGCGCCTCGTCGGCCGGGTAGAAATCGCTGATCCGCGACTGCGGGCGATCGTTGTAGTCCTCGTGGGTGACGACGCCCATCATCTCGAGGCCGACCATCTCGGTCAGTTCGATGTCCATCGGACCGTCGGGCACTTCCTGGCCGAGAGCGGTCAGCAGGCCGGCGAGCTTCCACAGGGCGGTGTCGATCAGCGGCGTATAGATGCGAGACGTCTGCCCCTCGAGCTTGCCATCCTCGGCGATGGCGAACGTCCAGACGAGCATCTTGTTGCCCTCGCTGGACGTGTCCTGCTCGACCGACTCGACGGCGAACAGGTATTCGCCCTCGGGGATGAGGACGCGGCTTTCGATACCGGTGAAATCGACGTTGACGGCTGTGGACGCGGCGCGACGGGTACGGCTGGCACGTGCCATGTTATTCGACTCCTTCGATGATGTCTATGAGTTCTTCATAGGTGGGATCAATGATGACTGGCGGTAGCTTGATCCCGATCGGCTTCCGCATCTTGGTGATATACACGGGATTGGGACCCACTCGCAAGCAATACTCGATGCGGGTCAATTGTTTTTTCTTACCTGCTACCTCCTTGGTGTACTCGGTTTCTCGGATGAACGTGTTGCCGATGACTGAGACGGCCGCGTTCAATGCTGAGGCTACACTCGGGGAGAGGCGCGGCCCGACCTCTGGGGCCAGCTCGGCGTCAACCTCTTCCTCATCCCCGCCGAAATTGAACAGTCGATCTTGGGCGATGAACACCACCTCCATGTCGAGGTCGCGCCAGTTGCTGATCCAAGACTTCATGAGCTGGGCGACATCACCCCACTCGCGCTTGGTCATCGTACCCCAGTCGCCGGCGCGTTCGGTCGACTTCTTCTTATCTTGCAGCACCTTCCGGATGGCGAGCGTCTGCAGGTTGGTGACCGTGTCGATCACGACGGTCTTGAAGTTGTGGTCACCGGCCTTGAGCCACCAGTAGACTTCCTCGTGGGCTTCCCACGTCTTGGGCTCAGTCACCTCGAGATCCTTGACATCGGAGACGCTGTCCCAGCCGTCGTCGTCAATGTCGACCAGATACACCGGCCCGGGGAACGAGCCAGCGAGCGTTGTCTTGCCGGTGCCGCTACGACCATAGAAAGCGTAGGATCGACTGCCGCGCGACACGCTGGCCTTCCTCGATACAGGCTTCTGTGGCGCCCGTTCAATCCTCGACGCGCTCGATCGTCTCGTCGGTCTTGGTGGCATCTTCTTTCTCCGTTGTGTATTCGCGCTCTTTAATGAAGTCAACATCATGGCCCAATAGCTCGGCGCGGCACAGTCCCTCGAAGTCGCAATATTCACAGTGCCGGCCGATGCTACGCGCTTTGCTCTTCCCATGCAATGCGGACATCTCCCGCGATGTGTCGATGAACTCATTGAAGAGGACATCAATCACCGCGTCATTGCGCGGGGTATAGATGCGATCGAAGTACTTGCTTCGGTTCGCCTCAGCTGCCTTGATCAGGCCTTGGGCCCTGGCACGCGGGATTTTCAACTGCCGCAGCGTGCGACTGACGGTGCTCGGCAGTGTGTTGACGTTCTTGGTGGACAGGTTGCCGGACTTCAACGGCTTGGGCTTCGTCGGTGCCTTGGAGTGCACGTAGTCCCAGAGCGTGCCGTCGAGACCTTTGAACCAACCGAGCATGTCATTGACTCGGAGGTAGATACTCGACTGGATGTTGCGCCACCTGTGGTCCTCGCTCGGCATCCGGCCCCATGACTTGTGCTCAGTCATCCACTTGAGGCCACGGGACTTAGCCGCCGCGTCGATCTTCCCCTTGCACAGGATCCCGTCGTCAATTTCGATCGCGAACTCATGCTCGGCGAACTTGCCATCATGCTCGAGATAGCGCACAGCCTTGGGAGATCCCTCCCAGTATTCGAAGTAGTCTTCCATGATGTCGGCCACATCCTGGATGAGCTCGCCGTAGATGTCGATCTCGGCTTGAAACATCTTACCGTTGTCGATTTCGATCTTGTCGAGTAACTCGAAGGGATCGTCGCCGTTGGCGTCCGCTTCGATCATGTTGTGGATGATGCTACCGAACTGCAGCGGGCGTGATTTACGCTTGCGCCGCAGGTTCTCTACGTACTTGTAGTGGTATGAGAGACGGCACATCCGCCAGCGGTTCACCTTAGACTGACTGACTTTGAAAGCTGAGCTTTCTTCCACTTCTCGAACTTTACGCCGAGCGACCATGGTCCGACCTTTGCTTCTGCCTCGAGAGGAACGTTCAGGGTGATGCCGAAATCATCGAACAGCTTCGGCCGCTGCATGATCTTGAGGGCACGCTCGGTGACCTCGATGATGTGCTCGTCCTTGATCACCAGAAGGATGGCGTCATGAACTGTGCCACAGATGCGCAGCTTCGATCGCGGGAACTCCTCGCGCAGCTGCAAGGCTGACATGAGGTTGATGTCGCTGGCGAAGGATTGCACTGGGCTGTTGATTGCCTGGCGCTCGGCTTCCTGGCGCTCGAACTGGTTGCTCACGTCCTGTGCGCCCGGCAGGCGTCGCTTTCGACCGGCCATCGATCGCACATACCCGTTGTATCGCGCGAACCGCCGCTGACGTTCGTGCCATGCGGTGAAGTCGCTGTAGGTACCGAAGAATGATATGCGGCTTTCCTTGGCCTCGTCGTCGGTCACGGCCACGCCGTAGTTGTCGAGGGCGTATATCTTGAACTTCTTCCACCACATCCCGTAAAGATAGCCGAAATTGATGGCCTTCGCCTTCTTGCGCAGTTCACCCCACTCGGGACGAATTGACATCGCCACGTCGGGTCCCGCCTTGATCAGGATGTCGATTGCCGCAGCGTACTGGATCGTCTTGTCCTGCATCATCGTTCGGGCGGTGTCGAGGACGATTTCCTTCTGCGCACCCGCACGGGCGATTTCCTTGAGCGCAGTCAGCCAGTGAGCGTCGAGACCGGTGCGGAAGGCATGCAGCATGGTGCGCTCGTTCGCCAGCTCGGCCGCGATGCGCAGCTCGATCTGTGACAAGTCAACCTCGACCAGCGTCCAGCCCGGCGCGGCACTGATCAGCTGACGGATGCGGGGATCGCGCGGCACCTGCTGCAAGTTCGGATGCTCACACGACGGGCGACCAGTGACTGTGCCGTGCAGCTTGAATGACGGGTGCAGGATGTGACCGCCGACGAGATAAGGCTTCCACCCTTCGATGAAGAACGACAGCTGCTGTTTCGCGCCACGCAGTCGGATCAATGCATGACGGACCGGGTGATCAATGCGATTGAGGACGGACTCACTGGTGCTCGGCTTGCCCGTCTTGGTTCGCTCCACAATCGGGATGCCGAGATCCTCGAACAACAACTTGGCCACCTGCACAGGTGATCCCCAGTTGATGCTGCCATACTTGACCAGTTCTTTCTCAGCGGCCGCGACTTCGGTGCGTAGGTAGTCCTCGGCCTCATCGAATTTCTCAATGTTGATGAAGACACCGTCGACTTCGATCTCAGTGAACAGCCGAGAGCACGGCATGAGGATCTTGTCGAATACCCGCTTGACTTCACCATCCTCCCGCAGTAACTTGCGCAGAGTGTAGTAGAGCTTGCGAGTGTAGAAGACGTCATGGCCCAAGTAGTCGGCGTGTTTCTCCCACGATCCCTCATAGCCTTGCTTGACCTTGAGCGGCACATCGTACTGTGGCGCACCGTAGTAGAACGTCGCCAGCTCATCGAGGCCGTGACGCCGGTTCTCATCGATCAGGTAATGCGCCAGCATCGTGTCGAAGTCAGCGTCCCAGCGAACGCCGTAGTGCACCCACAACCATTGGATGTCGAACTTGATGTTGTGACCGACGAGAAAGCAATCCTCGAGGCGCTCGGTCACCGCGTCGAGGATCTTGATCAGTTGATCCCTGTTCCACGGCGACTTGATGTCGTGATGCTTGACCGGGATCACCCATTGCTTACCGTCAGTCGCGAACCCGATGCTGGTGACGTGCGCGCCGACAGCCCAAGGATACAGTCCGGATGCTTCGATGTCTGCGGACACCACACCGGTGAGCGCATCGAGCATCTGGGCGACCTTGGGCCACGTGTCGACCGTGATCGCCTGAACCTCACGCTCGCGAGGCACGCCGCCGAAATCCACGATGTCTCGGAAGCGAGCGAAGTCCTTCTTGAGGTGCCACTCAGTCGTCGGGTCATACAGTGTCGCTGCCGGGTGATAGGTTGGCAGAATGATGATGCCGTCCTTTTCGATCGGCTTGCCGCGTTTCTTCTTGATGCCTGTGCCGCCGGTCATCGCCTGAAGCGGCACGTTGCCCATCGTCAAAATGAACTTGGGCTTGACCATCGCGAT